GCAGCACATTTCTTCTGCCCGTCTTTATTCCAAATGCTTCTACCCTCTGCCATTTAATGTCTGTGTATGCGTATGACAACGGGTGGTGGTCTGCTATGTGGTACGCTACCACCTCCCCGGACTGGTCAACCTCTACACCTCCAACAATCTTGTTGTCTATTGTGTCGCAGTTGTCCGGGCTGCAAAGCCTGTCCGCTTCAATCAGCTGCACACGCAAATCATACGGCTGGTTTAATCTGGGCTTTACTGGCAGCACTGCCAAGCAGTCACCAGAAATAAGCCAGTTCAGAAACGCCAACTGCTGCAACTCATAAAAATTATCAATGCGTGCCATGTCACAATCTGTGCTTTCTGCCCAGATGTTCCATTCCCTTTCAATCTGCTTTTCCAGACTTCTTCTTTCTTCTGGTGTCAGCCCTAATATTTCAGCGTCTATGTTCGGTTTCAAACGTAGTCCACGCCCAACTACATTGGTGCGCATGGTCTTGACAGCGCCGTTGGCAATCGGTACGCCCATATATAAATCACGGGTGCGCTGCCGCAGGACAGAAACATTGTCTTCTATGTCCTCACGGCTGCTGCCGCCAGCATGAAGCCAGCCCATAAGTGATTTTTTTGTTACGCTTGCCCCATAATTGCTGTAACCGCTGTTTAATATCTGCAATTTCTGTCTTGCAGCAATCCTTTTCAGTGCTGTTTGCGGCGCAATCGCTGCTATTGCCTTATCAATTCCCGCTGCAATCCCCACGTTCTCACCTCCTTTATGGCATGAAAAAAGCACCTTTTCACGGGTGCTTTTTGTCTTTTCTTATTTTTCCACGCTACAATATTACCTCATTTTTGCGGGCAATGGGGGGAAATAAACCCCTAAAACGGGCAATAGCGGGCAATCTTTACAAGTCACGGGGTACAAATCGTTTTACCCGGTTTCTGCCGCCGTGTTTGGCTGCGTTCTCCAGCGCATTGACCTTTCCTTGCCAATATTCAATAGACTTTCTGATTTCCGCTAAATCAGCTTTTGTCATGGTCCTGCTGCCGATTGTGTATGACTGCGCATTTGTCACCGCCAGTTCTGCTTCCAGCCATGCGTCAAGGTGCCTTTTTGCTGTTTCCAGTGTAATTCCTGCCATTTATAATATACCTCCACTGTTTCTTCTTCCCCGCTTCACAACTTTCTTTGTTGTCTGCGGCTTATTCTCTTTCTTTTTCGGTTTCTTTAATGGTACGCCCGTTATTTCAATAGCTGCCGTGGCGTAGTTCCGGCAGTCAAGCGCTTCGTTTCGTTTGTGCTGTCCTTTGTCTTTCAGGTCCCATGCAAAATACGGTCTGCCCATTTTATAGCGCATGACCTTTTTTTCCGACGTTAGCCCCTTGAAATACTTTTCATCATAGCCCCTGCCGTCTTCCTTTGGGAAGTGGCAAAAGCCGGGTCCCTCGTCTTCCAGCTTCAATCTGTCCATTAACAAACTTTTTCCTGTGTCTACTCCCAGCGTGAACAGATATGCGCCCTCACGGTTGCTTTTTGTCGGCTTCTGAATGTATGCCGCTGCACTATCGTTTGAACCTTTGATTGCAAATACCCTGCGATTGAACCGTGCTTTGCAGAACTTATATACTTGATTGCTTCGGTGTCCTCCACTATCTATGCAGGTGCATGACAATTTCAGCTGCGTTTCGTCTGCTTTTTTCCACGACTGCTGCAAAAACGTGTCAAGGTCTTTCCAGCACTGGTCTTCCATGTTCGACGTGTCACCGTATATCACGGCATACTTAATTCCCCAGCTTTCATATTCTGGACCCCAGCCCACAACCTCAATTTCAAATCTATCGTCCTGCGTGTCCACGCCTGCGGTCAAATACAGCACTTCTTCTGGCACTTCGCAGTTGTACTTCTCCCTGCGCTTCATCAGTTCGTCGTCTTCTACGGTTTCGCCGTCTTCCTCCCACGTCTGCCCCATTTCCGTATTGGTCCATACTTTCATCAATTCCACATTGCCTTTTTTCATTTCTGCATTGGCAATCAAGAATTTTTCAACCACTTCTTGCCATGTGGTCAGTGTTGACGCAAGCGTGTTCAAATGGAACCCACGCACGGGGTTTTTCGGGTCCTCATGCACAAAGGTTCCCTCTGTAAAGTGTTCTTTCCACTCTGCTTCACTGGATATGACGCCGCATTTGCTGCAAGCGTATTTGATTTCTGACAAGTCCTCTTTGTCAAAGACTACATTTGACCAGACCAGCGGTTGCAGTTCTCCGCAGCACGGGCAAGGCGTGTTCCACTCTCCCCGGCTGCTGTTTTCGTACTCCACTTCTATTCTTGATACGCCCTTGACCGTCGGTGTGGAAATGTCCACTTGCTTCTTGTTCCAGAACGTCGTCTGTCTTTTTGAAGCCAATAGAAGCGGGTCGCCCTCTTTTCCTGCACTGGCTGGGTATGCGTCTATTTCGTCCGCAAGCAATATTCTGATTGTGTGGCTACGCAATCCCGTTGGGCTATTTGCCCCGGCAATAGTGATAAAACCGCCGGGGAATATCTTCTGCATGATTGTATTACCGCTGTTTCGTGACTTTTCGTTTATTCTGTCCGCAAGTACTGGGGTATCACGCAGCATGGGTGACAGCTTTTCTTTTGAAAACTTCTCTGCCATGTCTATTGTGGGCTGTATAACCATAATCGGTGACGGGTCATAATGCACATAGTAGCCAATAGGGTTCAGCACCATTGCGTCTGTTTTTCCCACCTGCGCCGCTGACATTATCACCACTTTTTTAATTGTGATGTCTGTTATTGCGTCCATGATTTCTTTCTGGTACGGGGCTTTTGCTGTCTTCCAGCGTCCCGGTTCTGCGGAAGACCCGGCAGACAGCCTGCGGAATTTATCTGCCCACTGGGAAAGTGTCATTTCCGGTGGCGGCTGCAATACCTTAAAAATGCGGGCGAACATATCAGCTGTGTGTTTCTTCATCTTCTACACCGTACCCAAACACTGTCTGAAAGTCTGAAAGTTCTTCCAGTACCTCATCAATAGCGCTTTTCAGCAGCTTGAAAATTTCTGTCTGGTCCTTTTTCTTTGATAAAATCGGACTTAACTTTGCAGGTATTGCCATAAGTCTTGTTTTGAACCTAACCAGCGTGTCTGTCATTACCTGTTCCACGTCCTCTGTGGTGTGAACTTCATTTCTGCGCAGCTTCAATTCCAGTTCTTGTGCTTCCCTCTTTGCTCTCACCAGTTTTGCCCGCTCCGCATTGTAATTTATTGTGCTTTCGCTGTCCGGGTTGTTCTTCCGCAGGTAGTTTATGTATTGGTGGTTTACGGTTTTCAAATCGTACAGCCCCGGTCTGATTTCCGTTATCACTTTTTCGTCCCGCAGCTGGCGCACTCTGCGTTCTGATATGTCAAGCCATGCGGCAACCGCTTTTGACGTATACGCTTTCAAAAACCGCACCCCCTTTCTTTTTTTCTGGTTCGGAAGCGGAAGTGAAAATTTTTAATTTATATCTAGGAAACCTTTGGGCGTCGGCGTACCCGCAGTGCTTCTGGGGCGCTGACAGAACCTATCAAACCTCGTCCACAATTCCCGTTATTTCGTCGTTTTCTCCGTCTTCCTCTGGGTCAATCTCAAATTCACCCGTTAGTTTCTGTTTATTCAATTCAAATTGCTTTTCAGCCAGCGTCAAGCGTCTGTCCTCCAACTCATAGGCTTTGATACTGTCCAGCTGCTTAATGATACGCCCATGCAGCTTGTTTAGTTCGGCTTCCACTTTCATTGCCCTGTCGAATGGGCTTGACTTGATAATGGATTTCATAGCCGTTTTGTATATCTCCTTGCCGCCCTCTGGGTCTGCTGCCTGCGTCTGCTCCATGCCGCAGTCTTCTTCCTCCCGGCGTTCCTCCATACTCTTTGGTACAATCATGTGTACTATCTTATCAGTGTAGAAGCCCTCGGCGTCTGCTGCTTCATACTGTTGCAGTAGGCTTTCCAGATAGGCTTTGCGTACATACAACGCCTGCAATTCATTCATCATTTGCGATAGTGCAGACGGCGTGCCCATGTTCTTTATTGCTTCTGCCTGCTCCGGGTCTATATCCTCATAGCCCGCCTGTGCAAAGGCACCATGCGTCACGGCGTTTTTATTCCCCTTTTTTGCTGGGGTTTTTCCTGCTGCATTTTTATTTCCCTTTTGCCCCCCTCTTTTTCTGGGCTTCTTTTTTAACGCTTCTTCCCAGCTGTCTTCTGACTTCCATTTCCTTATACGGCTTTCCGGCACGCCTGCCAGCTTCGCCAGTTCTGCTGTTCCAATCTTGCCGTCTGCGTCCAGATAGCGTTGTAGTGACTTGTCCCGTTCTGGGTTGCGTGGTCTTCCCATGTCCTCACCTCTTTTCGTTTGTTTTCATTCTTCCGAACCCTCCCGGTTTACGGAAGTATAAAAAATTATGGGCTTTGTAATTTCAAAAAATCGTCAAAGCCCACTATTGCCAACGTGCAAATATAACGGCGTAAAGCCTGCTTTACTGATATAAATTATATCAGTAAAGCAGGCAATGGCGGGCAATGATTGCTTTATGCAACCTTATGAAATTGTGAAATAATCTGGTTCTTTCCGAACCTCTGTGAAAGCGTTTCAAGGGCATTATCTCTAATGTTCTTGCACTGCCGTTCACTGTATGCGTTCCGTTCCGCTACTCGCTCCCATTTGAGGTTGTGAATGTAAAAATCAAAAATAATGCGCTTTTCTTTCAGTTTCAACCTTGAAATCTCCTGTAACATCTGCGCTTTGAGGTTCTGCAACTGCTGCACCTTTTCTTCATACTCTCTGATTTCTCCGCTGACATAATCTGGAATGTTCAACGCCATATTTTCTGTTTGTCGTGATATATTATTTTTTCCCTTTGGAAGACCGTCGCACTGTATAGCGCCAATGGGGTTGTAGTATTGGTCCGTTAAGTCACTTATTATCTTTCTGTATATACTCACCTCCCCGTCTATGTCTTTGTAATATTCCAGCAATTCAATAACCCTGCCTTTTTCCATTGCCTGCGCCATTTGCTTTTCCTCCATTCTTTGTTTTTGCCAGTCTTTCCCGGCTTCTATCCGTCTTGCACGTCAACTGCGTTTTCTCCTGCTGCCTGCTGCCGTTCTTTCTCTTCGTACCCCATACACTTCATGTATCTTTCCGGCTTTTTGCAGCTTTCATAGTGTTTGCAGTCAACGCAAACATTTTCTTTCATTTGTGCTTCCTCCGTGATATGTACCCTGCGCACTCCGGTTCCCCTCTCAATAACCGCATTGAACATGAACCGCCGCACTCATAGGCTTTTGAAATGTGCTTTGCGCATTTTGTATTTGCGCACTGGTTTCGGCAAAATACGGGCATATTGTCTGTATTAAGCATTATTATTGGTCTTTCCATCTGCTGCACCTCCGTTTCTTCTCACGAACTGGAAGCACCACGCTTCATCACGCATGGTTTTTATTGTTCCGTCTTCGTCAATGTATACTGCGTCAATAAACTTCGGCTTTGGTGGTTTCCCCTCTTCTAACGGTCCTGCAAAATCAATCATAATTTGCAATACGTTGTATACTCTTTCGTTGATAATCATTCTATAATCTGTCATGTTTATTGGCATTTTCCGCACCTCCTATGCTGTTTCATGTAAAATTATCTTTCTGAACATACTTTCAAATATCGGAACTGCAATGCTGTTTCCAGCCTGCTTGTATAGCGCCATTCTGTATCTTCCAGAACGCTTCTGGACTGCTTTCGCCCTTTCATAGTCCTTGTCTGTATATCCTTGCAGGCGCCAGCACTCCCGTTCTGTTAAATATCTATAACGCCCGTTTCCGCAGTCAATCACCTGTGCTGGTGTTCTGTCCTGTCTGGTCGTGATTGTGTATGCAAAATCTTTTATTACTGTTGCTCTTCTTATGCCTTTTTCTCCAATCACACTGTACACGCTCGGTTGCGTCACGTCATACACTGGCGGCACTTCGTCGTTGTTCAGAAGAAATTCTGATATGTCTTTCATTGGCGTTCTGATTAAGTCTGAAAAGTCGAACTTTTCACCATTCAGCACCGATACCGTGAAAACCCTTTCCCGTGCCTGTGGCAATCCAAAGTCCCTTGCGTCTAATATTTGATAATTGCTTGTATATCCCAGCTTTCCCATTTCTGCTATGTATTGTTCAAAGTTCTTCTTGTTGTAGCCGTTTAATACATTTTTCACGTTTTCCCAGATAACATATTTTGGCTTCCATTCGCCCATATTTTGAATAATGTGTATTGTTTCCCACATCAGACTTGACCGGGTGCCGCTTCCTTTGTCTGCCCCTTTTCCTCTGTTTATCCTCCCTGCTTCCGCAGTTGCTTTTCCTTGATGTCCCGCAATGCTCATATCTTGACACGGGCTGCCATGTATCAGAATATCTGGTTTGAGGTTCCAGCCCACCACTGATTGTGTTTTATACTCTAATTCTTCCGCAAACATTGCATTGTATGACCTTACGGCGTTTTCGTCTATTTCCACATAGTCAATGGCTTTTGTTGGAATGTTCAAATTTCGCAAAGCACATCTGGGGGAACCAATTCCCCCAAATAGTTCTAAAATCTGTACCACGTCTACACCTCCTGCAACGCTATTACACAATAGCCCTCTTCAAGTGCGCTGCTGGTCGTGTCGTCGTCCATGCAGATAATTTTCATGTCTGCCGTGTTCCCGGTTGCTCTGCCCTCTGCAAACTCAATCAGCTTCACTGTGTCGCCCTCTCTGTAACCGTCATTTTTCAAAATCATGTATGGTCTTGTATGGTCGATTGCAACGGCTTTCATTTTGTCCGGTGATACTCTGATTGTTTTTTCTTTTCTTTCATCAGACGGCAAATGCTGCATTTTCTCTTCCTGCTGCATTTCACGCAGTTTCTTTTGTGTTTCCCGGTCAATAGCTGCCTGCTCTTCGTTGTATCTCTCTTCGTCCGTCTTCTGGGCTTCTCTGCGGTTCTCATAAGCATTGCAGCTGGTCACGGTTGCTGTCTTGTCGTGGCAGTCCTCATAGTGTGTGCAGCTGTAACAAAGTGACGTTATCTGCTCCGGCTGTGGGTCAACATATTCTGACTGCTGCCCGGTTGCGTCCTCTGTGCCCTCTGTGGCTTCTCCTGCTCCCTCTGTGTCTGCTTCTTCCTGCTGCTGGTCTGTTTTATTGCCTGTGGCACTTTCTGCCGTTCCTGCGGCTTCCTGCTTCTCTTCCATCTGGCTAATGTCCATCTGTCCCGGTATCTGCTGCGACGCTTCCCAGTTCTTCTTTAACTGCTTAATGTCCGATAATGTCAGCACTTCATTTTCCCGGAATACCTCTGCCGCCTGCTTCTGGTAATCTTCCGGCAACCCGGACGCTTCATAAATGACAGATACAACAATTCTGTTTGCCTTAAATTCTGCCATCAGTTCTGGAATGATATTGTTATAGATTGCCTTGTATCTTCCAACCTGCGCCGGGGACGTTTCTATAATCTCTGCCAGTAAATCACGGGTTCTGCCCGGAATGTTCATGCTTTCTTTTAATTCCAGTACCAGTTTTTCTGTTTCCAGCGCTTCTGTCATGCGTTCCCAGTCTGTCTTCTCACGGAAACGGTTTGCCATAATCAGTGCCAGTCTGTCCAGAATTGCGTTTTTCTTCGGCTTGATTAAGATTGGAACCCGTCTGAAACGCTCTTTTCCCTCGTCCACCAGCTGCATGACCGCCAGCCGTCTTCTGTGCCCTGCAATGATACGGCGCTTGCCGTCTTCCTCTTCATCAGTCACCAGAAGTGGTTGCAGCACTCCCAGAAGTTCAATAGACTGTTTTAAGTCCTGCACGTCTTCCACGCTGTAAAAATTGCCCTTTGACGGTATAAGGTCGTAAATATCGGCGGTGCTGCTCACGCCCTCTTC